GCTACATTATTCTCTGTGGATGAGTGCCAAAAAATTATTTCTTTAAACAAAGAAATAATTTTTTGGCACTCATCCACAGAGAATAATGTAGCAGTTTGGTATCGATGATTAACATCAGTGTTTAAAAACCACATATCAACCACCAGCAATAATGGAAAAATCGTTGCGTTTCTCGAATTTAATGACAGATCTGAACTTATCAAACAACTGGTCACCCTTGTGAGAAATAACAAAGATGTTAGAGTTTTCTCCCAGTGTATTCATTAGGTTCAAGAAATAGTCTGTTCCTGCTGTATCCAAAGATGAATCGAAGATCTCATCTAGTAACAGTAGGTTTGTGTTGACAGAGTTCTTCATTTTTGCAATCTGTCTCCATGTGAATAAGATTGCAAGGTCGATACGCATCTTCTCACCTTCAGAGAAAGAAGCATAGGTGAAGTCATCTCTGAATCTAGACTTAACAGATTCATTGAATGCTTCATCTAACTCAAAGTGAATGTATGCATCCATTGCTTGGAGATACTTGTTGATTAACTTATTCATGATTGGCAGATACTCACGAATGATAGCTGTCTTGATACCAGTGTCCTTCAATAGGATATTGGCAACATCTTCAAGATTTCTTTGCTCTTGTAGTTGGGTCTTCTGACCAATCTTACCGATGGCTTCTTTGGCAAGATCTTTTAACTTACCCTTCTCTTCATCGAGGTTAGTTGTGTCAGATTTAACCCTTTGGGTCTCAGCTTCAAGTTCTTTGATTTGTTTGTTGAGTAAGGTGACAGTAGAGTTCCTTGTAGATAACTCAATGTTCTTGTCGGTAATTTGCTCAACCACTTTGTTAATTTGCGATAGTTTGTCATTGAGATTGGAGAGAATGGTTTCGAGTTCACCAATTTTTGTGTTGTTGTCCAACATTTTCGCATTAAGATCTTTGATAATACCCTCTTTGTATTCCTCTGCGATATCTTGGCTACACGATGGACAAACATCGTGTTCGCTAAAAAACTCTGTGTTGTGCTCGCAAGTTTCGATTTTCTGGAGCAACTTACTTCTGATGGACTTTGCTTTGTCAATGTCGTCAGCAACAGTTTCCTTGTCATTGATGCTTGCTTTAAGAGTATCGATCTCCGAAATGATAAGTTGTATCTCGCCCTCTGCATGTAAAATCTCAGTAGAGTTTGCAGAAATCTTTGCTCCGATACTTTCAATGGCACTCGTTTTCGCTTCAGTAATAGTCTTGATGAGTTGCGTTTGTGAGTCAACCTTTGTCTTAGCAGTGGAGATTTCGTTCTCGATTGTGATAATAGCATCTTTAGTTTCCTGTACCTTTTCTTTCAACAGGGAATTCATTGTAGAGAAAATACGAATGTCAAGAATGTCTTCGATAACTTCTCTTCGTTGAGTTGTTGGTAACTGCATGAATGGAACAAATGATGCAGATCCAAGGATAACGACTTGTGTGAATGTCTTGTAGTTTAATTTAAGAATCTGTTGCTCAAGAATCTTTTGATAGTCTCTTGATGCAGCATCTTGATTGATCATCTCACCATCTTGCCAGATCTCAAATACATTGGGTTTGATACCACGAATGATTTTGTATTCTTTACCATTGATATCAAATTCAATCTCAACAGAACAACCCTTACCATTGATAGAGTTGACCAACTGTCCTTTGTTGATATTGCGGAATGGTTTACCAAATAACGAAAAGCACAATGCATCTAAGATTGTGCTCTTACCTTCACCATTCTTACCGATGATAAGAGTAGTTTGTGATTTGTTTAGTAAAACTTTGTTTGGTGAGTTACCAGTAGATAAAAAGTTTTTCCACTGTACGCTTTTAAATACGATCATTCAGCTTTCCATTTCATACCAAGAATCTTATAGATGTATCGTCTAAAGAAATTGGGTTTTGTTTTAGATTGAATAGTGATTGGCATTGCATCAATGTTAATAGTAAAGTTTGGTTCAATCGACCCACTAACAGTTGCCCAAGTAGTATATCCAGTACCACCACTTAGTAGAAACTGTCCAGAACTACCATCAATGCTTCTTTGGCGATTGAGTTCTTTTGCATATAATTTACTCGGCTCGTAATCTAAATCAAGATTAATCTGTTCTGTCAGTGGAAAGAAATACTCTATATTAAGTTGTTGCATCATACTACCTCGATGTTGACTGCCTCAGTGTAAAGTGTTCTCATGTAAGTCTTGATTTGTTCTTTGTCAACATCAGTTTCGATTGAATCAACATAGTGTGAGAGAACAGACAATGTATCTTCAAGATTGATTTCTTCGCCAATCTCACCATCTTGAAACTCTGACATGTCTTCAATAATCTTGATTTCATGACAACCCTTATTATACAACTTCTGAATGAATTTGTCAAATTTATAAAAGTCAGTTTTGTTTACAACTACTAACTTTACATACTTCTGTTCAAGTTCAAGTGCGTCTAAATCGACAGGGTCTGCATCTTTGTCGTTATATTCGATTCGTTCAAACATTCGATAAGGATTGCAAATGAATTCGAGTTCTCTTGTATCGAGATCAAACAGGTGGAATCCTCTGGGATCGTTATAGTCCTGCCATGTAAGTTCGTACGGATTTCCGAGATAATGAATATGCTTATCACTACTCCTATGATGATAGTGCCCAGAAAAAACCAAATCAAACTTTTCAAAAGTTTCTTTAGCCAAGCCATCGTGTGATTCCATTCCTCTGTACATTGCAAAGCCAGCAATCTCAAAGTGACCCATGCAGATCTCGGCTTTAGTGTTTGTAATATGATCCAATGATTCTTGATAGTTCTCAGGACAAATCCATGGCATCATACAGATGCTTGTTCCATCAATAACGATTGTTTCTGGTTTAGAGATAACATCAATGTTACCGTATTCAACTAGAAGTAAATCTGGAGAGTTTACTTCATTAGTGTTTTTATAGTATGTGTCGTGATTACCAGCCAACATATGCACCCGAATACCACGCTCTTCCAATTTATCGAAGAACATTTTCTTGGCTCTGTCAAGTGCGTAGAAGTTGACATACTTCCGTCTATCAAAAGTATCGCCAAGAACAAGAACAGTATCAATAGCATTTGCATCGAGAGCAGGAAAGAAAGTATTGTCATAGAATTTTTCGAAGAAGTCTAAAAAAGCAATACTATCATTACGAGCACCGAAGTGCTGATCTGTAATAATGGCTACCTTCAAATGAAACCTACCTTTCTATTTGTACTAGATTTTTTAGTATTTTCAGATTGTGCATTGAACACCTCTGCAATAGAGTATGCATCTTTGATGTCTGGCAGGGTAACATTTAATTTCTTAGCCAACTTCTTAGCGTCACCATGTGACAGTGTATCGAATGTAAGGATATCAAAACATCTTCCTGGACGAACTAATGCTGAGTCAATGTCACGGATGCTTGGAAGATTTGTAGAGAAGATCATCTTTTTACCTTTGGTTGTAACAAGACCATCACCCACATTCAAGAAACGATGCATCATTGTGTTGCCATCGCTACGAGATTTCAAGAATGCGTCAGAGTCTTCAAGAACCATAACTTCTGCATCGTCTTCAATAAACTTTGCGAAGAAGCCATCTTTCTCAAGAATGCCAGCATCATATGTTACGATTGCAGAGCAGTTACGATGTGCAAGCAGACCACGAATGAATGTAGTCTTGCCAGTTCCTGGAGGTCCAATTAGTAGAAGAATGTTGGCAGAAGATTCCATGTAACGATCGTAGTAATCATTAAGGGATTCTCCATTAAGGAATGGATACATCTCTTCAGTTGGGAGACGATCACGATTCAATGGAACATTAACAGAGTTACCATCAGCACCATAGATCCATTCGATATAAGATGTAACAACATCAAAGTTAGACTCAACAATCTCAACCATGTCTTCTGCATATTCAGCATCACCGAATGCTCGAACAGTGGTTGAGTTAGAGTTTACATCAAACTTGATGAAGTTGTTAGTATTTTCCTCAACGATAAATCCAGTTGAAGAATTACTTTGAACGAACAGGCAATCGCTGTATTGTTCTTCTGCCCACTTTGACCATCGTTGCCGATCGCAAAGGACAGTTGTTTCTCGTTGTACTGTTGATAGATTTGCATCAACACGACGCTTCATAATTTCGACTGTGATTAAGTCTTCAAAGTCAGAAACACCTAAAAATATTTTCTTATCATCCATAATTTTACTCAAATCAAATTGGTTATCAAACGCATCCCATGTATATTTTCTAAGAAGTTTCTTGCCTTGTTTTCTTCTTTTTCGTTTTGTACTTCTTGCTAGAGCAGGGAAAGATCTAGACACAATGTTGCGTCCTGCCTGCAATTCACGAATCCACTTGTGTAAGTCCTGTGTCATTTTCATCATCCAAAAAACTATTCAATGTATTATCAACCTTACGCTTTGCTGCTTTTTCTTTTTTGCGATCCATCCAAGAATCATCAAAGGTGCTATTGTTCTGAACGAAATCCATGTAGGCATTATGATAGTCTTTATCATCACCCTCTTGAACTTCAAACATCTCAAATGGCATATCTTGAATTAACTTACCTTTAATGTAACTCTGTTTCTTTTCCTTGGCAATCCTTCGCAGAAATGCATACCATATAATCTGCGTAAAATATGCAAATGGATTATTGGATTTGGTGGGATCGAAGTTATCAATATATTGAAGGCAGTTTTCGATGCCATCAGATATCATTTCATCACGATAGGAGTAATTGATAAAGTTGGGTTTATAGGAAAGATGAGTTGCTATCTTTAGAATGCATTCGCCAATGTAGTTACTGACGATTGGCTTCGGTAAACCTTTCTCTTCAGCTTCTTGTTTCTTGGCTCGCATCTCTACTATAGCTGCAAGAAAGTCAGCGTTATTTACATATTGTGCCATACATACTCGTTCCTCATTTAATTCAAGTTATTCATAAGTATACATCAACCATCATAAAAAGACAAATCTTATTTATGCAAGACTTGTAGTATAAAATAAATTTGCTTTTTTAATTGACTTGAGGCATAATCACTGTGTTAGGGTTGATCGTGACTACTAATTAATAGTATCGTTACCTTCGATAAAGACTCTGTATCTTTCTTCTTCTCTTTCATCTTTTGGAGTTTTTGCTAACTCTTCAAGCATTAAGATTCTTCTCTTTGCTTCCTCTACATCAATATCATCTTCCCAGAGCAGTTCTTCTTTTTTATCTTTTGATATAAATGAAAGTCTCTCATGCTCTGCAACAATGCGTTGATAATGAGGAATGAATACATGGTGTAACTTCTTCACGAACATAATGTCTCGCTTTGCGATTACAAAACTTCTATCATCGGAGAATTGACATAGAGGATGAGCCGTTACATGTTCACGACTTGCTTCTAAGATGGGAATAGTTCTAATGCACATTGGTGATTCAAGCAATACATGTTCATCATCCTCTTCTTTGAGGACAGCCATTACTTGCTCACCTGATGTGAGCTTCATTACAATGTAGAACTCGTTGTCGTCTAACATAGATCCACCTCTATTATTTTAACTTTAAATTCTTCTTCAGCATAGATTTTATATCTTTCAGCTGCATGATTTAGAGTATGGTTTTTCCAAGACTTCCAATGCAAATCATCGGCAAGATCAAACAGATTACATTTAGTCTTGCCATCTTTCAATCTCAATCCACGACCAATACTTTGCAAGTTACGGATCTTGCTCTTTGATGGTGATGCAAAAATGACATTCTCGAGAGACGGTATGTTGATGCCAGTGGAGAATGTGCCAAAACTAGCAATAATAATAGCGTCGCTTTCGCCTTCTGTAATGTGCCGAATTGATTCACGATCTGTTGTATCTGTTCCTCCGTAAACAAAGAACACTTTGCGATTTTCATGCACCTTATCCTTTATTAATTCATATAAAACCTTTCCATGTTTTTCAACGAATTGGAAAAGCACTAAGGTATTACCCTCAGATTTCACTGCAAGATTACGAATAAACTTATTTCGTTTTTCATTACTTACAAGAAAGTCCATCTCTTCTTGATAAGTTTTATTCTTTTGTACTTTACGAATTTCTTCGTTGTACTTCAACATCACACACATTATATTTAGTGTGGTTAGTCTTCCTGAATCCATGAGTGCTTTAGTTGTAGTAACCTTATGCACTGGACCAAACATACCTTCAAGAACTAAACGATGAACCTTTTTGTTATCAAGTGTTCCTGTTGTTCCAATACGATAACGAATCTTGTCCATCTTTTCCATAACTGTTGTTAGGGATTTTGCTTTGAATTGATGTGCTTCATCTCCGAAGATTACATCAAACTGAGCAAACCAAGATTTAGGTTGTAGGTATACTGATTGCCAAGTTGTAATTAAAACATCTTTGGTAAACTCTTTAGTGAATCCTGCATATAATTTTTGGCAAGCACCTGCAGTATTGAAACCATTGGCAGAGGAGTAGTCTTCAAAGTCAGTGTACAACTGCTCCACAAGTGAAGTCGTTGGAACTATAATGATACATTTACGATCGTGTGCAATATGCCAACGCATCGTGGTATAAATTATAAATGACTTTCCTGACGCAGTGGGAGATAATAGCAGTGTGCGCTCTTTATCGAGAGCAGTCTTTACTGCTTCAATTTGATAGTCTCGGATTTCGATTGGTTTACCACGACCATAAGGATTGAGTGACTTGGCATAGTCTTCTACAATCTGATGTGTGATATTGTTTTGGTGGAATACAGGAGTTACATATTCAATGCCATACCCATTGCGAGTGGCAAACTCTTCAACATATGATACTAGACCAACATAAAGAGTTTTTCTAACTTGATCGTATAGACGAACTTTTCCATCCCAGAGTCTTGCTCTGAATTGTGGTGTAAATCTTGCACCTGGATATTCATAGGTAAAGAAGTCAGCGAGTTCTTGTTCAATAGAACCATCGCTAAAAACTCTAACATAAACTTCGTCTAACTTCTCAATTTTTATCATTACATACCAGCTAAGAATTTCTTCCATTCAACTGCAGTTTTAATCTGCCAGTCTCTGGCTTTGATTTGGCCAAGAACGGATTCAAGAAAATATATCATTGTCTCAAGATAATCAATCTTGACTCTTAATGTATTTAGTTCGGTGTCACCTGAGAGAAATTCATCCATCTCATTCTTTAATGGCTTGACACCTTGCCATTGTTCCCAAGCAAGATTAGTCAATTCATCACGAGATAGTTCACCACGATATAGGCGAAACTTATTCTTGCGTAACAAGTTGTAATCTGATTGGAGTTTGGTGTGTTTTAGTTTGACATTGACAAGTAGTTTTAAATACTTGGCATGTAACTTGGGAGTTGCTGTGGTTGTTTCACCGAGATAGTTATCATCTATCTGGCAATCTAAATCCCACGCTTCTTGCAATTGTTCAATATTCATAATATCCTCACATTTATATACTACGATTATACCGCAGTATTACAAAAAAATCAAGTTTGTCTTACAAGAATTTATAGTATCCGTAGCGGAATGTTGCATTCCCTACTAGGTATTGCACATCTGTATTTGTAGATGCAAACATCAACGAGTCAATAGTGATTGGAAACATATCATAAAACTGCACGACTTGAGCAGTTTGATTATTACCATTCAGGATTTGCAGAGTTCCATCAGAGTAGTTTTGTGCCAACTCAGAATAATTTAATGTATCAGCTGCATTAAAAGTTATATACTGATCATAAGACTGTGGGAAACCTAAAGCGATAATCCAGTTATAGATTGCTTTATAGTTTGCCATATTAGAGTCAACTAAGAACTGCACAGTTAGTTGATCATAGGTTAATGTTTCACCTGGAATTGGTTGCACATTAAATGGGTTACCAAACTCAGGAGCACCAAGAGTGATACCTGGAATATTTACCGACTGACAAAAGAATGACAGATTAGGTAATTTGGTGATGTTGAACATGAATCCATTAGGTGATAATGGAGTGATGTTATCTGGGAAGGGACAGGTAATAGTTGTAGTAGCCATAACATTATTTATCCAAATAAAAAAGAGGGATCCGAAGATCCCTCTAAAGTACCGCTTCTTAGTGTCGGCTTAATTCATAACCAAGCCGAACTTAGATTACATCAAGTTCGCAACTTTAACACGACGGTAGTAGTAGTTCACATCAGCAGTCAAGTTGTCTTGACCAGCAGTGCCGTCATCCAAGTTAACGAATGGGTTAGCAACTAGACCGTAACGAGTCTTGAAGCCAATTTTTGGCTGGAAGCTGTTAGGATCAACTGCACGAACCATTTGCAATGGAACATATGGGCAATAGAACAAGCCAGCGTCAAAAGCAGATGCGCCTTTGTAGCCAACAACGAAGAACTGAGTAGCTGACACATTGCTTGTGTATGGGTCAACATAAACTTTGTACTTACCGTTTAGAATACCAGCGAAAGTAGTAGAAGTATCATCAACAGTCAAATCATTCTTACCAGACAAGCCAGAAGAATAATCTAACACACCAGCCATTGCTAGGGCAGAAGCCACATCAGCTGAAGTGATGATAACATTACCACGACCACGACGAGTTTGTTGACCAATAGCATTGGCTTCACGCTCGATTTGGAACATTAGACCTTTGAATTTCTCAACAGACCAACGACCATTTGAGTCAGTATCTAAGTCGAAAGTACCAGCAGTAGTAACACCAACTTGAGCACCTGGCTTAGCTGTTTTGTAGATAGTACGAATAACTTCACGGTTGATTTCAGCAAGGATCTCTGTAGAGAGAATGTTGCTTAGTTCACCTTCAGCGTCAAGACCATGAACAGACTTCATGTCTTGTGCTAATTCGATAGAGTATTCTGCCTTCAAAGCACGAGTCTTTGCAGTTACAGAAGTCTTTTCGATAGAGAAAGCCATAGCACCGAAAGAACCATCACCAACACCACCTTGACCTAAACGCTCGCCATCAGTAGTTGCTAGACCAGTACCAGTAGTTTCAGAACCACCGAAGTCATATGCACCAGAGTGAGTGCCTGTACCAGCGAAGTCTGAATCAGCTTCGTTGAACAATGCTTCGTCACCACCTTGAGTGCTGTAACGAGACTTCATTGCGAAGATTAGACCAGTTGGCTGAGTCATTGGTTGTACACCGCAAACATCATAAGCGATCATTTGTGGCATTGCACGACGAACCAAGCTGATCATTACTGGATCAAACTTAGCGAAACCGCCAGTGTCGCCATAAGAGCCAACAGCGTTAGCTGGTGCAGCTTCGAACAACGCTTCACGCTGTTTAGCCATTTCACGCTCTTGGTTTTCTAGAAGAACCGCAGTTACTTCTTTACGATAGTTGTCACGAATCTTTGGAGCACTTTCGTGCTCAAGAATCGGAGCCCATTTTTTTACTAAATCTTGACGAGATTGTGTCATTTGGATTTCCTTATTTGTTTAATTTGTTGAGCTGAGCAGCATAAGCAGACATAGCTGGATCAAGTGTTACCTTTTTCTCTTCTGTCAATGCTTCTACTGGAGCATCAGTAACTACAGATTTAATTTCTGTAGAACCTTTAGTTGTGAAATAATTTTCACGGATAGTCTTTACTTTGGTTTCAAAACTAGCTTGGTCTTCGTAAGAGAGTTCTTCAACAAGAGACATAAACTTTTCAGTTTCTGTATCTGTCAAACCTTCGCTTACAGTTTTAACGATTTCAGTGCGATTGCTTTCAGCAAGAGTCTTGCTTAGTTCAATGTTAGCTGCAACTTGTTCGTTAAGTTTTGCTTCCAATTCATCGATCTTAGATTCCATTTCGCCAAGCACATCGAATTTCTCTTCAGGAATATCGATATAGTGCTCTTCAAATAAATTCTTCAGACCGCCAATGAAACCTTCAAGAATATCGGATTTCATACCACGCTCTAGGGCAATTTCATTCTGTGTCATCCACTGCTCGGCAATATAGCCGAGGTATCCATCAACTTGCTCAACAAGACCCTCTGTATTCTGTGCAACTTGCTCAGCAAGTTTGCTTTCGAATTCTTCTTCAATACGAGCTAATTCTGCTTTGACACGAGTCATTACAGCTGCTTCGAAAATTGTTTCTGCTTTAGCACGGAACTCTTCAGATAGTTCTTCACCATTTAACAATGCGTCAACATCTTCTTTAACGCTTGTACCTGTACGAATAACTGCTTGGTCACCAGCAACTGCTTTAGCAGTGGCAGGGTTAGATTTCTTAGATGTAGCATCAGCTGCTTCATCTTCGTTATCAACATTATTCTTTGCATTGTCTGCATTAGGTGTTTCACCACCATTTGGTACATTATTAGATGCATCACGGATAACAGCTTGATTGCCTGCTACTGCGCCATGTGTACCTGGATCCATACCACCTTCTGTGCCTGCTACTTTGAATTCGTCTAATTTCTTAGACTCAGCCAAAATTTCTGCGATTTTTTGTTCGATTGACATCGTTTTCTCCTGTAACTGGATAGTTCTATTAAATTATTTATAATTTAGAGATTTTTACATTTCTCAAAGTGCCATCTAGTCATGCCAGAAGCACCACCGATTTTACCACAATGTGGACATGTAAGGTTCTCTTGTAAACCCTTAGGTTTCCTTAGATTATTCTTATGTTCTTCTGTGAATACTTTATTCTTTTGAGCAACAGACATATTTTGTTTAGTTTCTTCGCTTTTAGGTTTACCTAGTTTAGCGTTTGACATCTTAAGTTTAGTTCTATCAGAAGGAGAACCTCTGGAAACACCAGAAGTCCAACCATCGATACCATTCTCAATTATCAAATTAGCCCACGAAGAAGACTTTACAATATCATGTTGTTCTGAAAATAAAACAGCAAATTCTATTAGTTTATCTGTATCATCAAATGGTTCAGAAACCCACAATGTTAC